AGCCGATCCAGCCGTTGAAGCCCACCACGATCTTCAGCGAGTCGCCCTCGACCCAGCCGATGACGTGCATGTCGGGTGTAGGCACAGCCCCGGCGTACTCTTGCAGGAAGCCGAGCATCGTCGAGAGCTGCGCCGGGTTTTGCGGAACGACCATCATAGCGGGCCGCCCTCCTCGCAGAACAAGTCAATCGAAGTGAGGAGAGTATCACCGCCGCAGGCGTACAGCAGTTGCGGCGTGGCGGCGAAGCCTTCGCCCGTCGCGCCGAGCCAGTAGCTGATGGGCTTGGTGAGCCCGCTCCACTTGCCCTGATCCCACAACGCCTGATCCCACAGCGACTGCGTGAGCGTCGGCAACGTCGGCACCGTCACGTCAGCGAGGTTGCCGTAATTGAACAGCACCACGAAATTCAACGTTGGCGTCAGCGTGGCCAGGAATGTCGGGCGCATCAGCATCACGCGCTTGGACGTGCCGCGAGCGCCGAGCGATTGATAGGCCGGCGTCACGCCGCACTGGATCGGGACGCCCGTGTCCTGCGCGAGCTTCACGTTGTCGAGCACGCCATTGAAGGCAAGCACTACGCGCCCGTCGTTCGTGCCAGCGTAGACGACGGCGTCCACGTTGGCGAAGCAGGTGTAGGTGGTCGAGCGCAGGATGCTCCACGCATTCGTGGTACGCTTCAAGGCGAAGTAGTCCCCGCCGAGCTGCGAGGCGGCGTAAGGCACGCCGATCAGCCTCAACTCTTCCTTCGGCACGTCGGCGAGCTGCCAGCCGGGGATGCCGCTGTAGTCCTGCATGAGCCGCGCGATGAGCGGGTCCACGAGGTAGCTGATATTGAGGTTCTCGTCCTCCACCGCGCCCGCGCGCAGGAGCTTGGAGATCGGCGTGACGCCGAGCTGCGAGAGCACCTGCACGTCACCGCCATACGAGGTCACTTGCCGCCGGCCGACAGGCAGCGGGCCGACGTTCCACACGCCCTTCTGCTGGAACTCGGCGGCGATGTCGGGGTCGGTGCCCTGATAGATGACCACGCCGCCCTGCGAGCCCACGGCAACGAGGAAGTCGTCGATGCCCGCACCGCCGTCAACGGTCCAGTTGGCGAGCGCGGTCAGCTCGCCGCCCCGGGGCAGCGACTCGCCGAAATCGAAGGCCTTGACCTGCCCGGTGATCTGCCCGACCGGGAGGTACCATGCGACAGTCGAGCCCTTCTCGATGAACCACAGGCGCTTCTTCCACTCCATGACGAAGCAGAAGGTGGACGGGTCCGCACCGTCGATCTCGCCGGGGTTGGTGCCCATGATGGGCGTGGTCCACGTCGCGCCATCGTAGATGCGGTAGCCGCCCTCATCGTTGCACGCGACGAGAAACGCGCCCGCCGTGTTCTGGAACATGCGCGAGGTCCAGAACGGCCCCGGCGAATTGACCGCCGCGATGGGCGAGAACGGCCCGACCCCGCCGACGGTCACGTCGTAGACGCCCTGCCCGCGCGCAGCGAACACCTTGCCGCCGAAGGCGAGCGGTGTGATGGCGCGCGAGATGAACATGCGCGCCTCGGTGCTGATGTTCGCGATGCTCGCCTGCGACGCCACAGCGGGCGACGCGCCCGCCGGGTAGTACACCATGATCGACTGCACCGCCCCGACGTTGCCGGTGAGATCAGCGGCCCACTCGGTGTAGCCCTTCCTCGTGCGCATCCCGTACTGCTCGGCGAGCACGTTCACGAGCGAGATGCCGTAGACGGGCTCCATCAGCGCGAGCGAGGCGCGCGCGTTCAGGCCCTTCGTCGGGATCGCGAACGGAACGAGCGCGCCCATCTGCTTCAGGGCGCGCCTGCTCGCCTGGGCTTTGGCGAACATCTAGCTGCCGAAGCCGGTGCTCGGCACGTTGCGCCAGCCGTTCAGGTACGGAACGGCGTAGACCGGCGAGCCGTTGAGCGAGAGCACCTGCCCCGGCTGGTCGCTGTTCTCGATCTGCGCAAGGCGGTCGGTGAAATCGTTTTGAGCTGCGGCGGTGTTCATGCCCTTCAGCTCCAGCCACTTCACCCTGACAGCGTGGACCATCAGGAGCCAGTCCCACACCGGCACGTCCGCGTTCTTGGTGGCGTACTGCTTCAGCGTGATCCCGTCATCGCCGTCCACCACCCAATTCGCGTTGATGAACTCGAAGCGGATGGTGTCGCCCGCCTGCGGTGCGGTGAAGAACACGGCCTTGTTGCGCATCACACGAAGGCCGGGCTGGACCAGGAACGTACCGACTTGCGCTTTCGCCATCGCCCATTGCTGCGGACTCATCACCATCACGGGCTGCTGGTTCGCCGTGCTCCAGCCGGTTTGATCGACGAAGCGGTCGAACTCGGGCGGGAGGTCGTACTCGGTGCGCAAGCCGTCGCCGACGAACTCGACGGGAAAGCGCTGGCTTTGCCAATCCTTCGCATCGTTGACCATGATGCCCGCGAGATTGACAGCCGCGCCCATCATCCTGGAAGTCGCGTCCTGCGAGTCGTAGACCCCGACGGGCACCGGGAGCCCCAGCAGGATGCACGCCTGCTGAACTTCGTACAGGACCGGCTGGAGCTTTTGAACCGATGCCATCGGGCTCTCCTTACACGAGCGCCTTGCGCTCTACCGCCGACTCGAAGCGCTGCGCGAGGTCGGCGAGCTGCGCTTGCAGCCCGGCGATGGTCGCATCACGCTGCTCCAGCTCGGCCTGCATGCGCCGCAGGGGCGCTTCGCCCCGGGCGATGTCCATGTGGGCCTTCGCCAGATTCTTCAGCTTCTGGAGCCCCGCCACCTGCTGCACGGTCGTGTCGGCGAGGTCGGCGAGCTGCTCGACCGTGAAGACTTTAAAGTACGCGAGCTCCTCGGCCTGCGCTCGCGTCACGGCGGGCCACTTCTCCAGCGGCATCCCCATCATGCCGGGCCTGTTGTTCCCGGTCTGCTTCCACGCCGCATACTGCCGGGGCCAGCGCGCCCTGTCGGTGTCGCGCACGGGGCGGTCCAGAACCTCGTCTTTGTTGAGGTAGATTTTGATGTAGTCCTCGTCGCGGAAGATCGGACGCCCCTCCTTCTCGGTCGCCTCGGCGTCCTGCACCGCGCCGATGTAGAACTGCACGGGCACGCGCTCGTCGCCGACAAAGGGCTTGTTGGGGTCGAAGTGGTCGAGGTTGCCTTCAAAGGTCTGCATGTCTATTTTCCTTATGTTGAGTTTAACTACACGTCGAGCGTACAGCACGTCACGCCCCTATGGTGGGCACCACTTCTGCCACCAACCGGGCGTTCTGGAAAGTGAACGTATTGTTGATCGGAGCGGACACCATGATGCGGTAGTCGGTGTCCACCGTTGCCGAATAAACGGTCATGTACGCGAGCGCCGCGACGTTGCCCGTCCCGCGAGCACTCACCGTGATGCCAGAGCCCGGGATGATGGTGCCATTCTCCGAGACCTGGATCAGCAGCTCAGCGTTGTTCGGCCCGAGCAGATCGGCCTCGAATAGAATGCGCGTCACCGTCGTCGGCAGCCCGTTCATCTTGCGTCGGAAAATGCCGCTCGCGAGAACCACGTCGAAGTCGTCCGGCGTCAGCACCGGGTTCGTCGCCCACGGCAGCACGACCGGCGTGGACGTGACTGCGAGCACGCTGTTCGGCTGAGTCAGCGCGCAGTACCCCGGCGACCAGACATCTGCCACGAGGTTCAGGCAGGTGCGAACGTCGACGGGGTTAATGAGCCCCGATACATTGTCCGGCAGCAGCGACGCAACGCTGGCGAGGAACCCGGTGACGGTGGCGCGCGGCATCAGTGGAAGCCGCTGTCGAATCCGTTGTCAAATGCGCTCGCCGCGACTGGAGACTCGGGTAATGCGACTGCAAGACGGTGCGCTGCCGTGTAAGGAAGACCGGCATTCCAGTAGGCGATAGCGCCGACGGCATCGACTTCGACCATGCCCGCGGAGTTCATCGGGATGCCCCCCGGAGCGAAGCTCACAGTAGTCCCGATCCCCTGCCCACACAGAATGCCCTGTCCACTGTTGAAGTAGGGCAAGCCGTTCCACCCCGCTTCTATCGCCACATTGCCCGCCGACAGCAACCCCTGAATCGTAGGCGTGCCACCGTTGCCGTCGGTGGAACTGGACGCTGTCTGCCGGATGCGTCCAGTGGCGTCGAACCGCAGCACGCCCGCGTTCAGCATTCTCCCTCCTTGCGAATACGCTCCAGTTCCGCCTCGCTACCCGGCGGATGGGTGACCGTGCCCTCGAAGTAGAACTCGTCGGGCACTTCCTCCAGCTCGCCGCTTTTCAGCTTCTCGATCAGCTTATCCACTTCATCTTTGGGTGTCATGGTACGTCCACCATTCCAATAGGGTTATCCGCATCGGCCACTGACGTGGTGCGACTGATGCACCATTGCCACTGCCCCGCTTTCACGTCCACATAAGCGAACCAGCCGGGGATGATGTCGGTGCCCGCCGGGGTGTCCGCAGGCGCCTGAATCAGCCGTGTCTGACGCACGACAGCGGCCTGATTCTGCGCGTTGTCGGGCGCGGGCGCCTGCCCGATGGCAGTCGGGATGTTGGTGCCATCGTTGTTGCGTGGAGCGCCATCCTTCCACTCTGCCTGCACGCTGACCCCGATGCCGGTGTTGCCGTCACGCATAGCTATGTCGTTTGCCACATTGTCCTCCGGTGCTTTGCCGTCAATTCTTGCAATGTCCCGCGCTTCGGTCACAGCCAGCGTGCCGCTGTGAATCTTCGCCATCATGCCATTGAAGGCGGCGGTGTCCCGCGCCTCCATGGCGAGCAGATTGCCTACGAACGTTTTGGCCCCGGCGAATGCTGCGCTGTCGCGGCTCTCGGTCGCCTGTATGCTGCCCGCGATCTGCCCCGGCTGGAACGTATCCCCGGTGATGGCAGCAGTGTCACGCTGCTCCGTAGCCCCGATGGTACCCGTCACGAACTTCGGGATCATCGTGCCGGCGAACGCAGCAGTGTCGCGCTGCTCGGTCGCGGCGATGCTGCCGAAGAAAGTCTTGGCGCCGCTGAATGCTGCGGTGTCGCGGAACTCGGTCGCGGCCATGCCGCCAGTGATCTGGTTCGGGTCAGTGGTGTCCCCGACGATTGCCGCAACGTCACGCTGCTCCGTAGCCCCGACGGTACCCGTCACGAACTTCGGGATCATCGTGCCGGCGAACGCAGCAGTGTCGCGCTGCTCGGTCGCGGCGATGCTGCCGAAGAAAGTCTTGGCGCCGCTGAATGCTGCGCTGTCGCGGCTCTCGGTCGCGGCCACGCCACCGGTCACGTCGCCGGGGGCACCACCACCACCTCGAACGCTTAGCAAGAACGTGGACCACTCCGTGGACGCCGCGTAGGTCCAATCCAACAAGACGGAGGGGTTTACACCACTCCGGTAAAACACTTCTGCCCCGGGCTCATCGTACGCGACAGACACCCCGCTACCGGGAATGACGCCTATGGCCCCTTGGTTATTTCGGCACAGCGCCAACGCTAACGTGTCAGCTTCAGCACCAACCGATCCGCCAGCACTGGCACCGAAGCCGTCAGCCCAGGTGTCTGCAAAAAGAGGAGTACTTAGCGCGATATCCTTAATTACAACGACAACCATCGCCCACTGTGTGTTGGCGGCGCCAGTCAAAACGATATTATTGACCCCCACCGGCAAATCCAACTCATCCGCCGAGCCCCAAATAGAATTTGCCTGGGGGTTATGGATAGCGTCGTGCGAAACGGCGGACAGCAGATTTAAATTATGCCCTGCATACTGCACGCTGTCGGGGGGCGGTTGGTCCCCGCCACGGTCCCTCCACACAGCGATGACAAGCCCACGCGAAGGCGCGTCGGGCATGTCAAATGGTTGCGATACCGTCGGCCCCCAATTAAATGGAACGTCAGCTACCGCAGCGATACTGGGCTCAGCCACAACGGGTTACGGCGTCGTAATGGTGCCGCTGTTGAGTGTGACCTGCGAACCGATGATGAGCGCCGTGTCGTTCAGCACCACGTCGGTTCCGCTGGTGCCCACAGTGAGCCCCGTGGCGACGTTGGCGTTGGCGAAATCCTGAAGCACCGCCTGCGTCGCCGTGCCCGCCTGCGTCGCCGTGCCCTGCTTCGCCGAGCTGATGACGGTGAGCACTTTCGTCGAAGTCGCAGGGATGACGGTGTCCAGCGGAACGTTGACAAGCGCCACCGAGCCCGCCGTCTGGAGCTGGATGTGCCCGCCGCCGCCGGCGTTCAGCGCTGCCTGGACCTGATTGAGCCGGTTCGCGCAGACGGAGGTCGAGTAGTTAACAGCCATGTTTTCCTCCTTAGGCCGGGGCCGCTTGCGAAGCGGACGCAGAACCGAACACCGACTCGGTTGCCACGATGGTGACGCCCGAGCGGTTGACCCAGCCCGTTTCGACCACCGCGCCGTTGGCGACCGAACCCGTTGCAGTCACCCACTTGCCCACGAAGCAGGTGAACGCAGGACCGGAACCAGCATCGCGAGAGCCGCCGTTCCCCGCGTTGCCGGGGACGAAGCCTGCCGTGTACGGATTCGGTGCTCCCGTGTTCGTCGAACGCCCGCCGCCGATGTAGATGACGGTGGAGTTCGCCGCCCCAACACCGTCGCCGGTATCGTCGGTGAAGCCTGCGTTGCGGAGAGCCTGCGCCGCAGTCGCGGGGGAAGTACCCGTTGAGATGTTGATCGGAACGCCCGCGTTGCAGCCGAAGCCGATGCCGGTGCACAGCGCTCCGGTGGTCGCATTGCCCGAGTTATCTTTGTCCAGCGGCGAACCCTTCGGCCCGCTGAGCGCGTCGAAGATGATCGCTTGCCCCGCCGATGGATTGGCAAGGTTCTGCGCGAGGGTGCTGCCTGGAAGTGCTGCGGGCATAGTTACTCTCCTTCGCTGTAAGCTTGAGCTTTGGCGCGCGTCGTGTCATACGACGTGCCCTGTTCGCTCGGTGGCGGTACGCCGGGGACGCTGGAGCCCGCGGGGACTTCGACACCCGCTCGCTCGGCCTCTTTCTCGACCGCCTCTTCGGCTGCGCTCTCGGCGCCCGGTTCGATCTGCTTCCTTGCCATCGACTCACTCCTTTTCAAAAAGCAGGGCGCGAGATGCGCCCTGTCGCATGGCAGCGAAAAACTCTCAACGCAGCACCAGCTCGAAGCGATCGTGCCCGCAATCGTGGAGCACGTTATAACCCAGCTCGCGCACTGCAGCGGGCGCGCTTGCGACCGCGTGGC